CAAGTAAACCTTGATTAGCCATTATATCAAAGTTGTAAGTATAAGTCTGCTGATAATCTGGCTTACCACTTGTTTCTGGCAAGAATAAACTACCTGTAGTCAATCCGACATCTATAAACGTATTAGAGCTTATCGTACCAAAAGACGTTGTACTTGCAGAATTTATTTCAATTCCGTTTTGTGTTTCCTCTGGGTGTACTATTGAACTATTGATATTGATAACTGCAAAACCTACATTATCAACGCCATTTGCAAGTAATTCAATCATTGATGCAGTTGAGTAAGTTGTAGCCGTAGCTTCATCATACCAATTATAGAACTCACAAGAACTTATTTCAAGGTGTCTAACGTCTTTAAATTGAAATCCTATACTTCCTGTACTATACCAACAAATAGAATTGTTTAAATCGACTAATTCAAAGCCTGTAATGGTCATTAAGTCATAACAACCTCTGAACTCACAACCGAAAATCTGCAATACTTTAGTTCTGCCGTAATTATTTGCACTAACTCCAGCAGTATAATTAATGGCATCAAGTATTTTACCTGTTGTGGTAGTAGTGAATCCTACATTTTGAATACTAAAATCTACGTCAGTAATATCAAATAAAGTACCTGTTCCTGTGTATTGTATTAAATCTTTAGTTCTGTCAAGACCTATAATCTTTGAGCCGTCATTAGTTACCGTAATTGTGCTTGCTACTCTAATTAATCCACGAATAACATAAGTAGTGTTCGCTGCAAGTGTGCTTGGTAAATGTGTATTATCTGTTACTTCGACTATATTAGTACCATTAGCAATACGAATCATTTGACCACTTGTAAAAGTCAAGCTATCTGTTAACGTAGCCGTTCTTGTAGTGCCTATTGTGCCGTCAGCAGAATATATAGACGAACCAGCTACTGCCGTTATTTCTGCACCTGTAATATACTTTGAATTAAAGCCACCAGCGCCGTCACTTTCTGCAATTACAAACCTATCCGTGTTTGCAATGTTAGCACCTTTTGCCGTTAAATCACTTATTTTTATTTCTGCCATAGTATTTAGTTAAGAAAGCTTTAAGTTTCTTTACGTTCTTTTCTTTCGGTTTGTACTTTATATTACCCATCCTGAAAAATCGTTATATGTGTTCGGATAAACGTCACTACCACTATTAGAAGTGTATTCTGGAAACAAGTTATTGTTTTGACATATATAGTCAATAAATCGTTCTTTATAGTGTTGATACGTTTTTCTCTCGCGTTCTATCATATAGTCTACTTCTTCTTTACTTACCGTTTCTGCGGCTTCACTACTTTTCTTATAAATACCTTGATTAGCTATAGTGTATGCCAAATAAGGTAAAGCTTCTAACATAGCTGCGTGGATAAGGCAAGGCTTAATGTATGTAGTAAGAAGTGACAAATAAGGTTCTTCAAGTGTGTCTGAAATTATGTCGGCTTGTATTTTTTCAAGTAAGTCTGTACCTAACATACCTTGAATATGAATGTCTTGTGCAATTGCGACAAATTGAACAAACTTGTCACTATCTAAATTGCCGTTAAGTGCCGTAAATCTTTTTATGTCCGTGTTTGTAACTAATAGTGCTTTTGCCATAATTATACGTCTTTTGGTAGGTTAGGATTGTTAGGTGAAAAACCTTTTAACGGCATATCGTTAGGCTTCATACTTACTTCAGGTTCATTAGTTACTCTATAACCATATTTACGTGCTTTACCTGTACTTATTTGTGAACTGTCTGCTGCACCTATAGAAGCACCTTTTCTAAAGCTTACATAAGTTCGTCTTTGCCATTTGTGGTGACATCTTGCACCACCTTTATACAACCATATTGAATAAGTGTCAGAACCACCTTCGCCAAAACCTTTGTTTACTACTTGTGAAGATAGTCTTGTAATATCTTCTTTACGATATACTTTACTTGCTCTCATCATAGCACGGCAAAAATCTCTTTCTGGTGAATCGTCACCTACATATTGATAACGTACTTTAAAATATAAGCCTTCTACTTGTTTATCTTGTTCACTTGGTTTATTAGGTGAAGCAACACCAGTACGAACTAAATTTACAATTTTAGAAAGTGTACTTTGTTTAGGTTTAAGTTCGTTTTCCCATTCTTGTACTTGTGCGTCAAAGTCATCTTCTAAATCATAGTCAACGTCACGAACATCTATAAGTTCATAACCTTCTTGGTCTATGTCTTCACCTGTTGCTAAAAAGTCTTGTAAGTCTTTACTTAAACCACTTAATTCTAAACCTGTTTCTTCTTGTACTTGTTCTTCTGTAGCTGCGTTTTCTAAATCGGTAAACTCTAAAGGTTTTAACGTTCTAAAAAACAAATTAAGGCTTACACCATTAAAAGCTAAAATATGTTCAAAGGCATCAAGTAAAAGTTCTTGAAAAGGTAAAATACAAAGGTTGTTAAATAGAACAAAACTGTCTTTTAGTTCGTCACTATTTGAACTAAAGCCGTTACTACTTGCTATGCCAAAAAGTAAAGGTGAAGTTACGTTGTGCGATAACATAATTTTTCGTAAACATTCTTCTGCCAAAGTATTGTATAAGTCTGGTGCGTCATTTACTGGCATTGCGTCAACTGTCGTTCTTGATTCGGCATTGTTGTTAAAAGCAACTATTAACTTTTCACCATAAGTACCTGTAAGTTGGTTAAGAACTTTAGACTTTATCATATGTTGTTGTTCTTCACTTGGCACACCATTATTAAAGTTTACAACCGTTCTACCACTAAAGCCGTTGTTTACTTCGTTAATTAAGTATTTAGAAATGTCTTCTTCTAATTGTGCATAAGGTAAACCACCATAGTAGTCAACTAAAGAATAATATTTTTGACCTACTGAATAAGGCTTTATAAAGTAAATTTCTATAGCTTCATTAGAACAACCAAAAGCTGGTATTCTTTTAGGCTTGAACTTTTTAGTGTCTTGCCAATTATCACAATAGTAGTAACCTTCTATTTTACCGTCTTCGTTGCATTTTTCGGCACGTAATAATTGTACTGGTACGTGGTGAACTTGTGCAATTTTTTTTCTGTCTTTCGTGTATATGACCTGTACTGCACATTGTCCTAACATTTTTAAGTCACAAGCTAATTTACGAACACAGTCATTATGAAACAAAGCTTTCATTTGTGCGTATTCTGAAGGCTTTCTTGACGCGTCTGTAGCACTTAAGCCTTTACCATATATTAAACGGCTTACGTTGTTTATAATTGCGTTATTCGTGGTACTATTCGTGTATCTGTCGATTAGAAATTGGTAGAAGTCGTTTTTTTCACCGTATTCGATGTAATCTTCACGTGCTGCTTCTTTAATAACAGGTGCTTCGTAGTGGCTTAATTCTAATAAGTGTATATTATTACTCATAAATAATAAATTCGTTGTTTGACGTTTTACTAACAAATTCGCCATTGTTTATAGAATATGTTGCAACAGGTTGGTTAGTGCAGAATATTCTGTCTTTGTGTACTATTTCAGTTCCGTTTTTTATTTCAAGTTTATAGAAGTGGTTTTGTTTAATACTAAAGGTTGCGCTTATAGTGTCTACATAGTCACCTTGTGTACTTGAAGTAATTGTAACTTCAGAAGTAGTATTCGTGTTTTCGTCAGTTATATACATAGAATCGTAAACTTGACTTCTTGGTATGAAGCTAAAAGTTTGTTCACTTGCCGATTCTTGTAGTATTATCATATATATATAACTTGAAAAGTGTAAATCTGTTTTTATTTCAATAAAAAAGGCACTCCGAAAAGTGCCTCTTGTTATGAAAGGAATATAAGAAAGAATCTTAAGAAGTAACAATTACCGCATCGGTACCAGCACCGTCTGCAAATGCAGTTGCAAGTGCAGCTTCAGTAGATACGTCGATAAAGTTAGCTGGCAATTCTTCTTGTGCCGTGAACGTCAATGAATAACCATTGAAGTCACCTAAAGCAGCACCTGTAGAAATTTCTCCAGCACTTACGTCAGCACCTTGGTCTAATCCCATTAAAAAGAATTGGTCAGTCATTGTACGAATAACAATTCTTGGTCTACCATAAGCCAATAACTTTACGTTTTTGTGTGTAGCAAAATCTTGTCTTTTAAGGTTAGCTACTAAAGTTTGTTCAAAGAAAGTAGTACCATTGTCACGACTTGAATTAATAGAAGTAGTGAAACTATTTGCAGTAGACTTAAGTTCATACTTGTAAATTGACAAAGCCGAAGCTGGTTGCCACGTATCAATTACGTCAGTATTTGTTGCGTCATAAACTACGTTGTCACTATCTAAATCGTCAAAATTAATGAAATAGATTGCCTTTAAACCACTAACCGAATCCTTGCATTGTTCAATTCTACCATTTGTAATATCACAAGACATATTTTAAAGTTTTATGAACAAAAAAAGGAGAAGGCATTTTACCTCCTCCTTACTTCGTTCTGGTTAATATTATGAATAAAGAACTATATCTCCACCAATACCGTACTCAACACCAGCAGCCATTCTCATAATAACTCTTACGTTATCTGAACCGTCATACTGTGAAACGTCAATTACTCGTGCTTCTTGTGTGTCACTTAATAGTGAACAACCAAAGAACAAGTTTGAAGTTTGTGCAGCCATAGCCGTGTTAGCAGCAAGACCTTCAGCCAAGAATAGTGGAATACCGTCAAAAGAGATAGCAGCACCTTTACCGTACCACATTGTTCCTTCGTTGTTTACACCGTTAGCACCTAAACCAGCAGAAGCAAATCCACCTAAAGCACGAACGTAAGCAGCCATTATGTTCCTTGAAACATAAATTCTTGTGTCGTCTTTTGCGTAAATATTTGTGTTCGTGTTTACGGAGTCAATTATCTTAGCAAGCTCGTCAATTACGTTTGCAGCAGTAACAGTAGTACCTGTAACGTCATTTACGTCTGCGTCAGCAGTAGCTAAAGTAACAAGACCAGCAAACTGTCCTGAAGTAGCTTGAACACCTCTCCAAATGTTTACTTCCATTTCAGAAGCAACTTTAGCAGCAGCATAAGCTAAAAGGTAATCTTCAAAAGATTTTGGTAACTCGTCAAATGAACTAAAGCCCATTTCTGAAGCTTGCCAGTTTGAGTGAAATTGTGACTTACACAATTGCATATTCAATTGGTAGTCGAATACTTCAAGAACTTTTTCAGTTAAAGTAACTGTTGAACCTGTTGCGTCAAAGTCGCAAGAAGCGTCAGCTAATAAAGTTGAAGTTGTTAAGTTTTGTAGCACTTCTTTGTGCTTAATGTTCGGCATTACAGTAATACCACCTTGGTCGATAGTAGGAGCAGATAAAAGTGCCGCAGATATGTATTTTCCTGCGAACTGACCGTTATAACTACTTCCCGTGATTGTTGGCTGTGCCATAATTAAAAAATATTAGTTATTAAAAAATTTATTTACTTATTTATTCTTTTTAGAACCGTGTCCATAATGTTTCTTGGTCGGTTCTTTGCGAAGTTAAATTTCTCCGTGTTTTCTTTGTTTTCTGGGTTGTAAGAAATAGGCTTTGCAGCTGGTTCTTCACTTGAAAGTTCTACTTCGGCAACTTCTTCTACTACTTCAGTTTCGTTAGTTACTTCGTTTGTAGTTTCTTCATTCGTGTTTTCGTCACTACTTAAGGTTTCAAGTTTAGCTTTTAATTCTGCGTTTTCTTTTTTCAAGTTTTCAATTTCAGTAAAGAAAGTTTCTTTAACAATTGATTCAACTGTTTTCTTAATTGGTCTTGATTCTTCAGCCATTTCTTCTTCTTTTTCTTCGTAGTCTTTTTTAGCTTCTTCTTCAACAACCTCTTCTACTTCTTCTTCTTTAGCTTTGATTTCAGAAATAAGACCTTCTTCAGTAACTACTAAAACTTCTTCGCCACCTTCCATTACATATTCACCTACAGGTAGTGGTATCATTTGTTCGTCTTCGGTTACAATCATTACTTCGTTATCTGGTGCAAATTCATCAGCTTCGATAACTGTTACACCGTCTTCTAATTTACGTTGCTCAAGTTTAACTTCCATTCCTAAAAGTTCTTTTACTTTGTTTAGTATAGTTCTGTTATTCATAATTTAATTTATTATTCGTGTTCTTACTATATATAACTTAATCTTAAAAAGTTTGTTGCATTTTCGTGTTTATGTAGAAGATAAACAAGTGTCACAATCGGCATACAAGTCAACACTTTGAAGTAATAAACCAGCACCGCCACCTTCACTTAAAATAGTGTAACAACCGTTGTGGTGATTGTTAGCAAAACTGAAATAATATACATTGCCAACTACTAAAGTACTACCGTCAATATGTACGTGGTGTGTATGTCCGTTGTCGCAACGTTCTACTAAATACCTATTTGCACTTTCTGGTATTGTTCTACCTACCGTGCTACCATAACCTTGTGCCCATATAGAACCGTCACAACATTTTGTTGAATATGTTCCGTCTTTACATAGGCAAGCACGATTGCCACCAAGTACACCTGTTTTACTTGTTTTCAATTATTCGTGTTTTTATATTTTACTTATAGCGTTTTTTATTCTATTAGCAACGTCCCCACTTACATTAGCATAGTCTTTTGCTTCATCTGCTCTTGCACCAAATAATTTTACGGCTTCATTAATTCCTAATTCTTTTGCCATATCCGAAGCCTTACTTGCTTCTTGAAATATTTTCATATATGACGGTTGTATATCGTTAAACTTATCAGCAATTTGTTGTGCTTGTTTTTGAAGCGTTCTTCTTTCTTGATTTAACTTATCCAACTTTTTATTAATGTCATCAATTAACCCAAGTTCTACTTTTTCACTTGCAAGTTTAGTCATTACTTTGTCAGTAATTTCTTTTTCTATTTGTTCTCTTAAATTCATTTTAATAGTTCTTTTAGTTTGTTTATTGTTTCTTGTCTTTTAGCTTCTTGCATACTCATATCAAGCTTGTCGGCAAAATAGCCTTCAATACTAAAGCCTTTTACTTCGCCTTTCTTCGCCTTTTCGTAGATTTCGTCATTGTCTACTTTCATACTTACTGCCCAAGTGCCTACAGGTAAATTTAAACCATATAGTGCAGACTTGTCTTGTTTCGTGTTTTCGACAATCCACGATTCTACTATAGTCATACCTTCAATTGGTTGTTTATGTTCGTAGGTTGCGTTTTTGTGGTTACTACGTTTAAAGAAAAGTTCTGAAGCTTTACGTACCGTTTCTTTAGAAAAGTAAATGTAGTATTCGTCACCTTTGTCATTTCGCCTATAAATACTTTTGTCTGGTATTAAGGCAGCACCCATAAGAATACGTTTTTCTTTGTTTACTTCTTTAAGTTGTAGTTCGTGTTTATTTAGTGCAACGAAGTTTTCTTCTATTGCTGGTGTTTCAACTACACTTATGGCTTCTATTCCGCTTGTTTCGTCATTTTCGTCTATGACAAGTTCTACAATTCTCATATATATATAACTTAAGTTTGTTTATAGTGTTGCATTTGTTACACGGTTTCTGTCAAGTGCTTGTGCAGAAGTTACCTCACCACTAACCACATAAGCTTGTGTAGGTTGTTGTTGTAATTGTGCTAATTGGTTTATACCACTATCGCCTACTACGTTAAATTGTGGTGCAACTGTTTCGCCACCACCTACACCACCACCGCTAAAGTCTGCACCGCCACCTGACGAACCACCACCTTCAAATTTTTGTGAAGCTATTTTTGCTATGTTAGCCAAACCAGCAGCTACGGCAACACCAGCAGCAATACCAGCTCTAACAGGTGACGTTGGGTCGCCTGGTATTAATTGTGACGTGTATGCTTTTTGTGCTGATAAATATGTTTCTATAGTCGCAGCTGCTATCTGTGCTGCCTTTTGTACTTGAAAAGCACGTTTTGCTTGTTTTTCACCTTTCTTACCAAATAGTTCTGTTATGTCACTAATTAAACTTAAACCGTCTAAAGTAGTTTGAACGGCAAAGTCTTGATTTCGTTTTCTTAACGCTTCTTCTTTTTTGTAAGCTTCGGCTTGTGCTTGACCAATTAAAGACCATTTGTTTATTTCTACTTTTACTTCTTCGTCTGCTATTGCTTGTAAAACAGGTAATTTGTTTTCAGTAAAAAAGTCTATTTCTTTTTGTAGTTCTTCGTTTCTAAACTTGTTTCTTATTTCGGCTTCAG